TGTGGGGAATGCTACTTGTGCCAGTTGACACAATCACTTTGTTAATATATTTATACGAGGAGACCGAAGCCCCCTCGTATAAGGTTTTTATTAAGCGGCGTCTGTTAATGCCACTAAAGTTTGATGTTGTATTCTACCTGCTCTTCCACCAGAACCAGTTATTTTTAAGTTCCAACCTGCATGAGCAGCTCCGTCTGCGACTTCGCCATCTGCATAGTTGAATAACCCAATAGTTTGACCTGAAATGAAAGCGTCTGCTGTAGTATCTTCGAACAAAGTAGTACGATTACCGTCTGTTTGTTCTGTTGCTAATTGCATAAGAGCCCATAGCGGTGCGCTAGCGGCTGCATCTGCTTTTCCCCAACTTGACATATTATTCTCTCCCTTAGTTAAAAAAATAGGTACTCAATTTGTTATATAGTACCTATATTTATAAGGGATATTATTTGAAACCGAGTTTTTTCAACTCTGCGATTGTTTGACTAGCTGACTTGAAAGTAATACCAGTTCCACCTCTTTGGTTAAACTCTTTAGTATTCTTGTCATAGTCATCAATTAGAATAGAACCAGGACTTGCATAGTTCTTTTTCTCACTTCTCATAACTAGGTTAATCTTATCTCTAGTTATATTAGTGTTTCTCATAGCCCATTTCATTTTGCCTGGAATGCAATTAGGGTCATGGGCATGTTCTACATATGCACTTAGTATATGTGGATTATATTTCTTGACGAAATTGTATAGTTTCTTACCTTCGTTCAACCAAGGTCCACTAGACCAGAAATCTTTTCTAGCGATTACAGGATCCCACCTTTTTCGTCTATCAAGTTTCATCCATTGGGAAATTGGCATCTTAACAGTGTCTACCAACTGTTTCTCAAAGTCGAATAGAACACCGTCCATATCTAGGTATATTCTAGGTAAATTTTTCATAGTGTTATCCTTTTTAATCATACCTAACTATAACATATCCACAGTAAAAGGCAAGCACTTTTTTCACTTTTTTTGAAAAAAATGGCGCTTTTTTTGTACTAAAATCAACGATTTATTTATCGTATTCTATCTCTGGATTTACATCCACTTTAGAGGCAGATTTGTCTGTATCAGTTGTTTTTTTGTTCTTTATTTGTTCTTTTTTATCAACTGCTTCCTTTTTCATCTTATCTCTAAGGTGTTTATATGCGACACCGACCTGTAATAATGGTTCACCAGTTTCAGGATTTACCATCTTAGAAGTGTCTTGTTGAATAGCTTTATTCTTTTCTTGTTCAATTTTTTGTTTTAGAATAGCAATCTCGTCATCTTTTTTTGCTACATCAGCCTTTAATTTATCTGAAGATTCCTTTTCAGGTTTCTTTTCTTCTTCTTCAGTTTCTTTCTCATCAATGTTATCTGCATCAGGAGCTATATCTTTTTTCTTTTCTTTTTTCTCAGCAGCTTCTTTCCACATATCAACAATTGTTTCAGTGATTGATTTAATTATTTCTTTTTCACCTTTAGCATTTTTCTGTTGTGCATTTGCCTTAGCAGTTTGCCCCATATGAGTTTCACCTAAAATGCCTTTTACTGTTTTAACATCTAGTTTCAAAGCCTTTGCAATCTCAGCGGCAGACTTACCTTCTTTTTCCATTTGGTCAATCTTACTCATCATACCTTCTACAACTGGTGGAAAAGGTGCTCCGCCTGCTTTGCCTTTTAGATACAATCTTAATGCAGCTGCTGTAGTAGGGTCAACTACTTTGTTACCAAACATTTCGTCAAGATATGCTTCAGCAGTCATAACATTTGTGTCTGGAAATTTTGCCATAACTTGTTTGTGTATAGCCTCAATATTCTTAGCAGCGTCAATTCTAACCTCTGAACCAGATTTATGAATTTCTCCACCACCTGTTTTACCTTTAAACATGTTAGCAATTGTGCCTGCTTGGCCTGAGTTCTTTGCCATGTATTCAACATACTCGACACTCTCTTCAACTTCTTCTTTGATACCTAATCTCTTCATGTGTTTTCTAACAAGAGGTCTTGCATCACCATTAGGATTTTTCTTACCAGCCACATATAAGTCATCAAACAAACTATCGTCACCAACTAAACCATATAACTTATCTGAAGCGTCATCACCCTCTTTACCAAGTTTGATAGGACTTTGTAATAGTTTTTTCAACTTCATCTTTTTTTGTGGCGTATCAGGAATAGCCCATGTGCCTTCCGTCTTAATTGCTTTTTCTAAATCTTTTGCTTGTTGGCCGTGTGCTTGCACAGCTTTCTTTAATTGTTTTGCGACATCTTTAACTTTAGGTACATCTTTAGAATCCAAGTCTTCGTTTTTGCCTTTGTACATTTTATCAATCTTATTGAAAAATGCTTTCTTTTCGGCAGGTGTCATTGCACCGATACCTTTACCAGCTTTCTCTAATTCTTTTTTGAATAACTGTTGGTATTTGTGTTCGTCTTTAATTGTTATACCGGCGATTGCTTCTTCTAAGCTGCCAGGTTTTGTTTCAAAATTGTTTCTCATTTTTTACTCCCTCTAACTTTGGCAGCCAAATCTTTGTCAGCGCCTCCCCATGTGCCTGAGGATTTTGTTACAAATGAATTTACTCTAGCAAAAGCCCATTGCTGTTGACTTGCGCCAGGTCTGTGACCACCTCTCCAAGCGGCCATGCCTCTATCATATACTTTTTTCAAAATTGAATAAGGCATTCCTGATTTCTCAGCCTTATTTTTTAAACCTTTAATTTGTTCATACTTCATTTTTGCTGGATGTTCTACTTCTTCGTCTTTCATAATAGACTTTGCAATCTCATGGCCTTTTTTGATAGTAGATTTTTTCAAAGGTTTTTCATCACCTGTCATTTTCTTTGCTTGTGCCATACCAATAGCATATGCATCATCTTTTCCTTTTTCTTCTACTTTAAGACCATTTCTTTGCATAGCAAGAGAAATATCCATAACTCTTCTAAAGATACCTTTTAAATGTACTTTATTACCACTTACAGTTGTTTTGATACCAACTTGTTTACATAAGTGTACTAAGTTATCTTGTTTCTTTTTATCTGAAACATGAATAGTTGCTTCAGCTTCATTCAACATTTGTGCCTCATCTAACATTTCTAATTCATCTGCTAGTTCAACACTCTCTTTTCTAATTTTCTTTAAGTCGGCAGCCTTATAATTATGTTTAGTCATAAGTCTAGTCATTGCCATGGTAGAGATAAAAGGTATATCACCACCATATAACTTTTCTAATGCGTTCTTATCTTTGTCAAACTTAGTAAACATAGCACCAAGTTTATTTGCATTGTCAACTGAAATCTTTTTATTTCTTAATGGCTCATATTCTTTTTTAAGTTTTGCAATCTGAGCATCATTAAAACTTTCTTCTAAACTTTCTGGCATTACTCTTAATTTACCAGAAATGTAAAGTGGATGCATTTTAAGTGCCTTTTGAGCATCTTCTTCATCATTACTATCAACTTTTACAACAACTTTATTACCTTGTTTAGTAACTCTGTGTGCAATACCACCAAATTTACTCATTGCCTTTTTGATATCGGCATTAACATCTTCGGTGATGTGGTAACCTTTATTATTACAGTGGTCACAACCCTCACCGTTACATTTAGGACATACTGTTTTTGCTTCGTTCATGTCAGGATTATATTCCATGTAATCAGTAACAGAGTTGATATAGTCTTTTGCTTTTGTAATTTTAGATTGTACCCACGCTTCTAATTGAGCGTCATCTGTCTTACCTTGTAACATAGAGGAAAGTTTTAAGGCTTTATCAGATATCGCTTCTAATTCACCACGAGCCATAGATATTTCATGGTCACCTTCTTTAAGTTCAAACTCTTCAAACTTAACAGGTGCTGATACTGTTGCCTGTGTTTTAGGGTCAAGTACCACCATTCTCTCTTGTCCTGGTGTTGCGTTCTTATAATCTTTCGCAATCTTTTTAAATTCTGCTTTTGAAATGAAGACAACTTTGCCGTCATATCTGTACTTTGCTTCGCCAAGTTCTTTGACTTTGGCGTATGCATCTGTAAATGTTTGTCTGTATCTAGTCATGTTCCTCTATCTCTATAATTAGTTTACCTTGCCCTTTGTGAACACGGTGAAATTTTTCCTTTTTAACTTTTATAACATCACCTATCTTCATAACAAACGGTAACTCATTATCATGCTGAAACTTCCAATTCACACCAGATATAACTTTAAATGTTCTATCTTTTTTGTCTTTATGCCATACTAATTCTTGTTCATCAACATCATTTTGAAACTGTCTAACAATGGCTTTGCCTTTGCCAAATTGTATATATGGTACATTTGCCATCGCCATTGCCTCCACAAATCCATTCATCATCTACCAATAAAAATTTCCGCCACCTGATAGACCTAAACTTTTTGCATATCTTGGCATATTACAAGCCCAATATGCAGCTTTTGTTCTATCTTTCTGCTGGTCACATCTATGCCTAGCAGCAAAACTTTTTCTGGCCTTCTTATTACTTAGTTTAATCCTAAGGCCTGTCGTATCGCCCCAAGTAACTTTTTTAATGTTGCCTGTACTCGGGTCTTTAACGAAAACATAAAACTTTTTAGGTCCGCCTTTTTTTGGCTTATTAAGTTCCACATCTTTTTTATCTTCCTCTTGTATCGGACAATCCAGAGGGACTTTTTGACCCTCATAAGTTGCAAATTCTCCGATATCAGTTTTTAATAAATGCTCGTCCCACTCTGTCAATTCGGTCAATAAACCTTCTTGCCATAGGTTTCTAGCTTCTTTAAACAAATTATAAAACTCTTCACTGTGTACTCTATAAATGTTTTCTGCGAACGGTATGTTATTCTCTATGTGATAGTGAATAGACTTACTCATTCTGTCTTTATAATCTGCAAAACTCAACATTATAATTTCTCCATCATCTTCGATACCACTTCATCAAGTTTGTGTTTCCACTCTTCTTTATATCGTTGCTTATATTTATCTATTGTGGTATCTAAAGCAGCCCATTCTTTTACATCATTTTTAGTTGGTTTACCTCTATCTTTTGCATCAACTGGTGGTGCATCTGGTTTTTCGCCTGGTGTTATGTCTTTGGCGTGGTTCGCATAGTCAGCACCTATCTCATAAGATTCCGGAACACAGTTTGGTACCATTTTTCCGTTTTTCTTTTTGAGTCCGACTTGTTTATAACCTGACCAACAAGCGTCTTTGAGTTCTTGCGATAACTCTCCAAACATTTTCTTGTATTTCTTTGTGTGAATACTAGGTTTTGTCTTAGCATCCTTGTCGCCAGGAGCTGGCTTGTTGTCATTCTTGGTTGTATCTTTGGACTTAAAGTAGTCAGCTCTCTTGTTCTTAACATCTTTACTTAAACTCTTATAATATTTTTTAGGTTGAGTACCTTTTTTCTTTTTCACATCTCTATCTTGTGGTTGAGCATCAAGGTCCTCAGTCTTTTGTGATACGGCTTCAAAGCCATAATCAACATCTAAGTTATATTCTCGCACTTCTACCTCTCTATCTGCGGCTATTGGGACACAATCCCAAATCCACGCTTTGTGTAAATTGTTATTTTTATCTTCAACAACAATGTAGTTAGTGCTTCGTCTAACGACTTTACCTTGTATATCTTCTTTTACATAATCAACCTCATCACCTAAATTAAAAATCATTTCACGAATATACAAGTCTCTAATTTGTTGTTGTTCAAATTGTTCTAAACTTGCAATTGGTTTTTCTCTTGTACCGATATGATGACCTACACTGCCATATGAAGCAGCCAATTTCATACCTTTTCTTACTTGTTTCATAATACCCTCTGCATCTGCACCAGCAGGTAATCCTTTTTTGAAACTATTTAAATCTCCTTTGGCAGCCGCAGCTCTCATTTTACTTGCACTCATGCCTGTAGCGCCTTCAGCATCCGGGTCTCTTTCGCCAGCAGATACAACTTTTATAGTATCAAAGTCATACATACCATGTCTTGATGATACGCCGTTATACTTCTTTAGTATAGTTTCAAATTCTCTTACTCTATCTGAACCTGCAACCATAGTTACATCTGTGTAACCTTTCTTGTACAACATTGTAGCAATA